CCAAGGTATTCCACAAGTGGCAGCACTTGAAGCAGAAGAAAAGAAGTTAGCAGAAGAAACAACTGCTGCTCAATTACTTCAAGAAGGAAAATAAATCTAGCACCCCAATGCTAGATTTTTATCTCGTACCATTCGAGACTAAATAAGGGGCGTAACAGGAATCGGACAGGACGTTACATTGTCGCTGGAGTCGTACCCAGCATTTTACTACCTATGCCGCAAGGATAGGATTTTATATAACTCTCGCTGAAAAGGAGAAACAAAATGGGAACTTTATTTCCAGTAGGTCAACTTGCATTTGGTCCAGGTTTCAAGGACTTCGATAAATTCTTTGTTGGTTTTGATGATCACGTAAATCGTCTAACTCGTATCAATGAAGAAGCAGCAAAAACTTCCAACAATTATCCTCCATACAACATCAAGAAAACTGGTGCTAACTCTTACATCATTGAACTGGCAGTTGCTGGTTTTGATAGGTCAGACATTGATATTGAAGTGGAAGGTGATAAACTAATTGTGCGTGGTAATGTAACTCCAACCACCGCAGAATATAACCCACACGAATATGTTTTCAAGGGAATTGCTGAACGGGCATTTACACGTTCATTCTCTTTGCTTGGGAATATCAAAGTTGAGGCAGCAGATCTGAAAAATGGTATGCTGAGAATATATCTGATGGGACAGGAGGAAGTGAGCAAGAAAATTAGAATAGCAATCGAGTAACAGTTTAGGGGAGACAACCTAAACCTTGTTTCCCCTAAATAAAAGCATCATGGACAAACTAAACACATTCAAAAATCTAACATCATATGTGACCGTCCGAAGAAATAACTGGACTTTGAAAGTGTCTGTATATAAGGAAACCAGTATATTGGTAACATACCAGCATGTCTATGGTGATGCCTTTGGTATGAAATATTTTAGTGACTATAACAAAGCAGCAGATTTTATTGATGAATTGGTTGAGAAGGATTGATTTTACTTTATAAGGAAATAACATGACAATCGAAATTGTGAAACTAAGTACTGACGAAGATCTAATTTGTGATGTGAAGGAAACCACCCCAGAACACATCGTTGTAAAAAACCCCGTAGTAATAATGATCCAGCAAACTGAACGTGGAGTTGGAGTTGCCTTGGCACCTTTCATGCCATATGTTGCAGGTGATATTACTATTCCCCGCACTGCCATAGTTGCCACAGGTATGCCTGAAGAGCAACTAGAACAAGAGTACACAACCCGTTTCGGGTCTGGAATCTTGCTTTCTAGATCAATGCCCCCAAATCCAATGTAATATTCTCCAATAATCACTTATAAAACAGGTGGTTATTGGACCAAAATATCGCTTTACTTTAATTCAATAATCAGGTATAATAGTATTATAGATTGAATAAAGGTAAGCAATATGAACTGTAATAGAAAGAAAAGAACCGATAGAAACCACGTCATATACCAGTTGACCTGTGTTGAAACAGGTGAAACTTATATCGGGTTGACGGTGATGCGTGGTCAAGCAATAAAGAAATCAGTCAATACTAGGTTTCAGCAGCATTGTTATCGTGCCGAAAACCAAAATAAAGACTGGTCTCTCTGTACCGCACTTCGTACTCACGCAAATTGGATGGGGTCGGTTCTTGAAGTTGTACGTGGTAAAGTGGCAGCACATAGTCGTGAACGTGAATTGATTTTTATACATAATCCAAAACTGAATACGCAATAATTATATTATGAAAAAATTGAATAGAGGAAATCCAGTTGCCAAGGATGTTCGCACTCCAAAGTATCGGATGCGGGTTGTACCAAGCAAGAAGCACAAAATTGATAAACGATTTGAGGAGTCACTATGAAAATGTAAAGTATCGGATGCGGGTTGTACCAAGCAAGAAGCACAAAATTGATAAACTATTTGAGGAGTCACTATGAAAAAGTATCTAGCAGGAATAGCAATACTCAGCACACTGAGCGGAAATGTAACGGCAAATGAATGCCTAGGATGTCACAAGGTGATTGGCAAAGATATTGGACCATCGTTCCTGGATATCTCAAAGGAATATTCTAGTAAAAAAGAACCAGTTAAAACTTTGACGAATATAATTTATCAAGGTTCTGACATGGCAGTTTATAATCAAAATCCTGGAACTAATGAAATGGGTGAATTTAATATGTATCGGTTCAACACTAACCCACAGCATGTCAAACTTGATATGAAGGATGCCAAGGCAATGGCCGAATGGATACTATCAATCAAGTAAAATATCCCTTGACTTTAATTCAATAATAAGGTATAATAGTCTTATATGATAGTGATAAAAGAAACGACTGAGTGGAACGATAATACCCCGAACCACATATACTTTGTATCAGATAACAAGAGCAAATTGCTGGCGTATATAAAGAGTGGTACAAAGGAAGTGTTGAAGATGAGCGTGCCAATAGCATTCTCAACGGCACGAAGGAAGTTTGTTGAGGTGAAGAATACATTTGGGTTCAAGGATGAGAAATCAACCAACCCAACATGGGAAGTTGCTGGAAGTAACGGCAGTACCTATATCATAGAACAAACGAATAACAGTTACGTGTGTAGTTGTTCGGGGTTCAAGTTCCGCGGCAAGTGTAAGCATATTGATGAATTTTTGAGGAAGTAATATATTATGAACTATAATCAGTTTTTTACCGAAGTCGCTTCCAACAATTCCCGCATATTCAAAACTGCGGCATTGATGGAACATAAGAATGACACCCTACTCAGGGAAGTCGTTCGTCTTGCGCTGGATCCATTCACTCAATTCTACCAGCGCAAGATTCCAGCATATACCCGTTCCACAAAGGAAACAAACACATTAGAATTTGCCTTGAATGAATTATACCATTTCTCATCCCGTGAGGTTACTGGTAATGCTGCTATCAATGCTCTGGGTAATTTATTATCGACACTGACTGCCGATGATGCAAAGGTTATTGAGCGAATCATCGATAAGAGTTTAGACTGCGGTATTCATACATCGACTGCCAATGCTGTCTGGCCAGGATTGATCAAGGAATATCCAGTCATGCTCTGCTCACCATTCGAACAGAGACTTGTTGATAAGATAAAGTTCCCTGCGATCACCCAGTGCAAGATGGACGGCATGCGGTTCAATGCTATCGTCCGTGAAGGTAAGTGTGAGTTCCGCAGTCGCAATGGAAAGGAAATACAGTTGCTGGGTAATCTTGAGCAAGAGTTCATCAGTCTTGCCGGCGACGTTGATTGTGTGTTTGATGGTGAGTTACTTGTTATGCGTGATGGGGCAATTCTATCCCGTCAAGAGGGCAATGGGATACTGAACAAGGCAAACAAGGGTACTATATCTGCCAATGATGCCGCCATGGTCAATGCCACGGTCTGGGACATTATTCCATATGTCTACTTCACTGACGGACATTGCCCCACACCTTACTCAACCCGTTTCACCACGTTACAGAATATGAACCTATCCGGTAAGATTCACTTGGTTGAATCTGCCATCGTGGATGATATTGAAACTGCCAAGGCAACATTCGAGAAATACCTTGCTGCCGGACAGGAAGGTATTATCCTGAAGGATATGAATGGTCCATGGGAAGACAAACGGTCTAAGGGTCAAATTAAGTTCAAGGGTGAAATGGAGTGCGACCTGAAGGTCGTTGCAGTTGAAGAGGGCAGCGGTAAATATGAAGGACAACTCGGTGCCCTTGTTTGTGTATCATCCGATGGTATTGTTAAGGTAAATGTCGGTAGCGGTTTCAATGATGAGCAAAGAAAGTCATTGATGCCCCGTGACCTGCTTGGTAAGATTGTTGCCGTGAAGTACAACGCAAGGATCAAAAACAATCGTGGTGATGAGAGTTTATTCCTGCCGATCTTTGTTGAGATCCGTGAAGATAAAGATGTTGCTGATTCCAGTAAGTTGATCAAATGAAAATAGACGAGAAAGACATCTACAGCAAAAATAAGTATCTGAGCAAACTGTGCGATGATCAGAGTTACGCTAGGTTTCATAGGACTGATCCCTCACCCTGGATTCCAATTGAGGGATCTGGACCAGGAATAAACTGGTGGAATATTTTGACTTGGGTCTTATCTGCTGCATTAGTTGTGGCAATCGTATACATAATCAATCTATAATTAGGGCATGAGATGCTAGAGACTATTTGTCAAACACTGTTGGAAGGGTATAATCGAAACTGGGCAACCAGTCGTGATGCCAATGTCAGTATCCGTCATCACGGTCGTCCACACTTCTATATCACTCCATCCGGTGTACGTAAGCAAACACTCCAACCAGATCAGTTCAAAAAGATTGAAGTGCAGTATGATATGTTTGCGGATGAGGAGCATGAGTATACTTGGAGAACTATACCGTACACAGACATCTCTGCAATGCTTGTGCCAAGTGGAGAGATGCCACTACACTTCAACCTGCAGAAAAAGATAAGCGACAATAATGTAAGAGTTGTTACACACCTCCATCCGACCTATACTGTTGCTGCAATGCATGCTGGTATAGAACTAAGTGAACTGGTAAATTCATTTCCAGAACTGCGCAGGTATACATCGGTTGCCAGGAACGTGGGTGAAGTGCCACCAATCTCAGAAGAGTTGGGAAGGGCATGCTGCGACAGTCTTGGACTGGATCGTGATGGCAACCTCAAATATAATATTGTTGGTATCAAGGGGCATGGAGTTGTATCGGTTGACTCTTCACCATGGGGAGCATTTGAGCATATCGAACGTCTCGAGCATATTTGCAAGATCGTTTTAGTGAGCAAACACCACCGGAGTAGTGAAGAATGTTTATTCTAGATATAGAAACATTATCCACAGATTCTCATGCTGTGATTCTATCTGCCGGTATCATTCACATTGAGGATAATACTAGACCATCCTATGATGAGATGGTTGCCAATGGACTATTTGTGAAGTTCAATTCCAAGGATCAGATAGATCGTCTGCATAGAACTGTGTCAAAGGATACCTTGGCATGGTGGGCAAAGCAACATAAGTCTGTGAGAGATGTCTCAATGAAACCTTCACCGGATGATCTGTCGCCGGAAGATGGCATGGCAATGTTGATGAAGTATGTTTCAAAATATCCCAGAACAAATATAGTCTGGACCAGAGGTTCACTGGATCAAATGGTGATTGATGATCTCGCAACCCAACTTGATTTTAATCCTATAATGGGGTATAATTGTTATAGAGATGTCCGAACAGCAGTGGATATTTTCACGGGATCAACCAATGGTTACTGTGATGTTGATTATCCTGGGTTTGATAGAGCATGTGTAATAAAGCATCACCCAGTGCATGATTGCGCATTGGATGGTATGCAGTTGCTCTATGGTAAAGCAGTGTAATTTATTATAGGAAAAAATGACAGAATTCTATACAAACGTATATACCCGTGGTGATAAAATTCTAGTGCGAGGTTATGAGGATGGAGTTGCATTCTCTCGCAAAGTAGATTTTCAACCAACACTATTTGTCAGTTCCAATACTGGCATCGCAGCAAAATGGCACACTCTGTATGGTGCTCCGGTCCACGAAGTAAAACCAGGAAGTATAAAAGACACACGAGATTTTCTTTCCACCTATGAGGACGTGGCAGGATTTGGTGTGCACGGCAACTCAAACTATATCCATCAGTATATCTCCGAGACGTATCCAAAGGAAATTAGATGGGATACAGACAATGTAAAACTATTCACTTTGGATCTAGAAACAACTACTGAATTTGGATTCCCAAATATCGAAACTGCCAATGAAGAGATCACTCTGATATCACTTCAAAACAACTTCACCAAAAATATTATCACATTCGGTTGCAAGGCATACAACAATACTCGTAAAGATGTCACCTATCATTTGTGCAATGACGAGCAGCATTTACTGAAAGAGTTTCTAATATTCTGGCAACAGAACTATCCGGATGCACTTACAGGTTGGAATGTAAATCTGTTTGATGTACCATATATCATCAACCGTATCAGACGTGTACTGGGTGAAACATCTGCATCCAGATTATCCCCTTGGAATATCATCAAGGAACGCAGAGTTACAATACGTGGCCGTGAAGAAATCTCATATGATATAGCAGGTGTATCTGTTCTGGATTATCTGGATCTCTATAGGAAGTTTACCTACACCACGCAGGAGTCATACAGACTGGATCATATTGCCGGAGTGGAGTTGAACGAGGGCAAGTTGGATCTACCCGGAGTGGATTTCAAAGACAGTTATACCAACCACTGG